TTGGCGTAGATGTCTGACAATAATATAAAGTCTGGACGATAGTTGTACTGTTCAATCAGCACAGTTTCTTTGTGACGCTGACGTCTAAAGATGTTCAATCTTCTGGTGGGTTGATCCCATTTGAAGTTGATGAAACCACCAAACATACGAGCAACCAATTCTTGATAACCAGCAAACATGTCATATGTGGCCAAGCCGCCAATTCTGCCTGTCTGTAGTAGATACACATTTGTGTATGCCAATTCAAAAGGATCAAAAGCAGTGCCACCTTCTGATGATGATGCACCACCCACAGTTCTTCTGTAGATTTTTGTGACATTGATCACTTCTGCTGGTAGAGTGTACTGTGTTTGATTTTCTCTCAGTTCAAGAAAACCATATGATTCTTCCACTGAATTTGATGATCGCTGACGAAACTTGTCCACTGCTGTGGTGAATGCCATTTCATAGTGAGCAGGATCCAATTCCACTTCGATCATGCCATCGCCCAATCGCAATCTCACATAATCAAAGATTTCTTGTTTGGCGGCATTGATTTGAGCGTCTGTAGTAGCAGATAGTCCGGTGTCTGGCATGTGTGTATTTATAGCACCATAAATATACAAAATGCCAAGACTGTCATTATTCAAACCTGAAAAAGGCAATGATTTCAATTTCATTGATCGCAATGTTGGCGAAATGTTTCAAGTGGGTGGCACAGATGCCTATATCCACAAGTACATTTCACCCAACGATCAAGGTGAACTCAATGATGCCACACAGCCTGAAAGATCAGGTGATTCGCTCAACGAATTGGCCATTCAGGACATGCTGTTCTTGGAAAACAGAGATCGCAAGTATGATCCAGATGTGTATCACACTCGTGTGATCTACAATGTGTCAGACATTGATTTTGATCTGTCACAGTTTGGACTGTTCCTGCAGAATGATCAACTGTTCATGACATTTCACATTCGTGACATTGTGGAAGCACTGGGCAGAAAAATCATGGCAGGTGATGTGATAGAATTGCCACACCTCAAAGACGACTATTCGCTGGACACCAACGACACAGAATCGCTCAAGCGATACTATGTGGTTGAAGATGTTGGCAGAGCTGCAGAAGGCTTTTCCAAAACATGGTGGCCTCATTTGTATCGTGTGCGAGTCAAAGGCATCACAGATGCACAAGAATACAGAGACATTCTGGGCGACAAAGACGAAAACACATCACTGAAATCTCGTGACAAAGAATTAGAAATCAATCAAGCCATTCTTGATCAAGCAGAAGCAGATGCACCACAGTCAGGCTACAACACCAAACCGTTACATGTGATGCCCACAGACGAAGAAGGCCGAGTGGCACTGGTCACTGTGGACGAAGACATGCTCACAGACACAGGACACATTTCCATGGATGCTGTGTATGACACACCCACTGCCAACGGATATGTGGAAGGCTATCTCACAGGAGATGCCATACCAGCCAATGGTGAAACCTATTCGTTTGGCACTGCATTCCCAGCCAATCCTATCGAAGGCATGTTCTTTCTTAGAACAGACTATGCACCCAACAGACTGTTTAGATTTGATGGCAGAAGATTTGTGAGAATAGAAGACGGAGTGAGAATGAACATGTCTAACACAAGTACACAAGGCACCACTGCCAGAGGCACTTGGGATGAATCCACTGCTTATGTTGCCAATGATCAAGTGAACTTTGGCGATGAACTGTACATTGCCAAAACAGCATCCACAGGTCAACGTCCAGGCACAGCAGGAGCCACAGCATACTGGCGCCAGGTGCGTGAAACACAAAAAACAGGATTCATCAACAACACCAATCAAACTTCATTGGATGATGGCACAACAACTCCAGAAAGAGTTGCTCTGTCACAACTACTCAAACCAAAGGCGGACAATTAATGCAACATTTTTATGATGCTCAAATAAGAAGATACATCCTACAATTTATTCGTATGATGTCTAACTTCACATATGTCACAGGAAAAAATTCCAAAGGTGTTGCAGAAACTCTGCAGATACCAGTCAAGTATGGAGACATGTCAAGGCAGGTGGCACAGATCATCAAAAAGGGATCTGAAAACACACTGATACCGGCACCACAGATTTCTTGCTACATCACTGATTTAAGATACGACAGAGAACGCATGTATAATCCATATCATGTAGACAAAAAGAATATTCGTGAACGTGAATATGATGCCACCACAGAATCCTACACAGGTGCACCAGGACAGTCACACACCATTGAACGCATCATGCCCACACCGTTTGAAATCACATTTAATGCAGACATATTTTCAACCAACACAGATCAAAAACTACAGATACTTGAACAAATCCTTGTGCTGTTTAATCCAGCACTGGAACTGCAAACCACAGACAATTTTTTAGATTGGACTTCTCTGTCATTTGTTGAACTTACCAATGTGAACTTTACTTCACGTGCAATACCACAGGGCATTGCAGATGAAATTGATGTGGCCACACTCACATTCAGAACACCCATATGGTTGTCACCACCTGCCAAACTCAAACGTCTTGGTGTGATTGAAAAAATCATCATGTCAATCTATGACGAAGATGCAGGCACTGTGGACACAGATGGTATTCTGGGTGAATCTTTAATTTCAAGACAAACACTCACACCTGGACAGTTTGGCTTATTGCTATTGGGCAACAAGATGACACTGTTGGGTGCCAACTCAACCACTGCCACAACTCATGCTTCCAACACAGCCAACAGAGTGTTTCAATCACAGTCACAGTATGGCGCCAAAGTCAACTGGACCAAGTTGGAAGGTTTATATTCCAAAACAGTAAGAGCAGGACTTTCACAGATCAAATTACAACAATCGACCACTAATGTTAACGGTGATGACATCATAGTGGATGTGGAAGGCACCATTGCCATTGACCCACAGGATGAGTTCACCATGCTGTTCACTGTGGATTCTGACACAGTGCCAACCAACACACTGAATCCTGTGAATGCTGTGATCAATCCACTGACATTTGACCCCACAGGTGTGCCACAAGGCACTCGTTATCTCATCACAGAAGACATTGGTTCTAAAATTAGTAATGACGGCAAGACAGCGGCAGAAACTGACACTCGTGCATCTAATGATGGTGACATCACAGCAGACACAGTGCCAAACTTTGCGGCTGCCTGGGGCACCACCATTGCATCTGCCAATGACATCATTGAAAAAGATGCCGCAGGCAACTGGGTGCGTGTGTTTGATGCTGATGCCAACACACTGTTTTCAGATTCTTCCTCATATCTTGAGACACAGTATGTCACAAACCTTCTCACAGGTGTGCAGTATAAATGGACAGGAGCAAATGGTTTTTGGGTGAAATCATACGAAGGTTTTTACGAGCCAGGCTCTTGGTCTATTGTGTTTTAGAATATAAAATATATGTATGAGTGAAATCACTGCCACAGGCTGTCTGTTCTATGCCAAGTCCACCAAACGATTCTTATTTTTAAATAGATTGCTCAAACAACGAGGCACCTGGGGCATGGTGGGTGGCAAATCCACTGAATCAGAAACACCATGGCAGGGACTGCAGAGAGAAATTGTGGAAGAAGTTGGACATCAACCCACCATACAAAAAACCATCCCATTAGAACTTTTTGTGAGCAAAGACACTCGTTTCAAGTTTCACACCTTTGTGTGTGTGGTAGAACAGGAATTCATGCCCCGTTTGAATGCAGAACATTCTGGATATGCATGGGTATCAATCAATGCATGGCCACAACCTCTGCATGAAGGTGTGAGAAAAACTCTGCAAAACAAAACCATCAAAGGCAAATTACAAACTATTCTTGATTTGATTGTCTAAGCCACAGCAATCAGCAGTCTTTTCAAACGAATGCTTGAATTGGGTTCGTGTGCTGATGCTTTGAGATTGACATTTCCCGCAGACACGTCAGTTGAAAACGTCATGAGATGATTGTTGCCTGTGTGCACCACTGCGTATTCTGTGAGGAACGATGCTGTGCCGTTGTGTGTGACAATGATTTCGCCACCTTGATATTCTGTTTTGGCAGCATTTTCGATGGCATACACATACTTGGCAGTTCTATATGTGGCCACTGCCCATGTGTCCAAGGTTTCTACAGCTGAGTCAACATCTGCATTGTTTATATCTGACCATAGATTGCTGTTGTCTTCTGCAACTAAAGCCGTGCCACCTGCTGTGGTGCCATCATGCACGATCAGTGTTTGCTTGTCTGTGTCTACGGTGATTTCGCCAACTGCGCCTGTGAATGCATTGTTCTGTGCTGTGGTTCCACGTCTGAATTGTACTGTTGTTGGCATTTAACTATTTATTAGGCACCCACGTGGGCCTCCTCCGAACCTAAATCAGTGGTTTGCACACTTCCATTGGGTTCCATAGCATCAAATGTGGTGCCCAATGCAACACCAAATGCGTCTGTGTTCTCTGCTGTGCCTGTGCCCACACCGTTGGGTTCACCATCACCATAGTCTCTGGCAGCAGAATCTCCCAATTCCACAGGAAATGACGTCACAGTTGATGCAGAAAATCCTGAAACTCCGCCTGAGGCAAAACCAGCGTCATTGTTGAATGATGAAATGTCAATGTTGGCCAATGGAATTCTGAACACAGTGCCCGAATTGTTGATCAGCACATCTGACACTTGTGCTGTGGATGTGGTTTGTTCAACATCGCCGCCACTGCCTGCTGTCAGCACTGAGGCACCGTTGACATACAGTTTGGCTTCGTCGATGTTGATGCCTGTGGAATCTGATGATGTCAGTGAATTCACGTCGATTGAATTCACACTCAGTGTGCCAGATATGTTTACACCATCATTGATTTGAATGGCTGTTGAATTTGAAGAAGAAATTGTGTCGACATGAATTGGTGAATTAATTGACACCACAGAAGAGTCATTGGCAGAAATTGAGTCA